CCACCATCCGATAGCCGAACGATTCCCACCGTCGAGGCTGCTGCTGCAGTGCACTGGCTCGAATGGTGCACTCACCGCAATGCTCAGGTGCGCTGGTTCACTCGCCAGCGCAATGGCGAGCGCCGTGTGCGAGTAACACTGGCCAATGGTGTCACCTACGAGGGGGCCACCCTGGCCGAAGCTGCCGGGGCGTGTGAGGAGCGCCTCAACCGCATGGTGCGCCAGACTGGTGAGCGGGTGCTTCGCAGGGTCGGCGGCCTGTGAATCTGATCGAACTCGGCCGTGGCTTTGTGCGCTCGATGCTCCCGCGCTTCTCGCGTGATGAGCGTCGCGTTGTGCAGGGCACTCTGGTCGGTGCTACAGAGCTGAAGGCCCCGCCAGGGTCGAGCCTGGAGGTTGAGGACATCCCGGACAGGCCCCGGCCGGGTCGTAGGTCCCGGCCCTTCGGCAACTATTGGGACCATCTCGGCTACACACTGGGGTCCCGACTTATCAACCCAGACAACCTCTCCGTGGAAAACTACCGGATGATGGTCGATGAGGATGAGACGGTGTCCTCGGCTATCGAGTTTACCACCCTGAATGTGGTGGAAGCCTTCGGCGTCTATCACAACACCAACCGCCGCGCGCGCAACTACGAGGAGCAGCTCTGGGCTCAGTGCCAGGACAGTCTGGCCGGCTACCTGCGGGAGGCTCTGACCGCACTCTGGGCGGGATACAGCGTTGCCGAGCGAGTCTATCACTACGACGGCTCGAAGCTCTGGCTCGATCAGCTCCCGGTGATTGACCCGGCGGGGGTCGACTTCGTAATGGAGACAGACAGGACCAGTCGTCGCTATGGCCGGGTAGCTGGGGTAGCCCATCGACTGATGGCGCTCGATGAGCCAATTGGGATTGAGTCACTGGCCATCTACTCGCACAATAGCCTGTTCGGCAACCCCTGGGGTCGCAGTCGCTGCAAATCGATGTTCCCGAACTGGGTCAGCAAGAAAGCGCTTTTCTTGCAGTGGGGGCGGACGCTGGAGCGCTACGGGACGCCGACCAGTATCGGGAAAAGCCAAAACCTCCAGCAGCTGGAGGAGCATTGGGAGAAACCGGACCAGCAGGCGACCCGTGGCGAGAATCTGCTGGACATGCTCGAGCGGCTACACGAGACCGGCCAGGCTGCGCTGCCGACCGACATCGAGCTTGTCCTGATCGAGGCTAAGGCGGCCCTGGGCGAGGACTTTGAGCGGGCCCAGAACCATTTCAATAAGTGCATCCTGAGGGGCCTGTTGATCCCCGCTCTGCTGTTCGAACCGACGGACATCGGGAGTTTTGCCTTGGGCCAGAAGCACTTTGAGATTTTCATGAGCTCGGTGCACATGATCGCAGACGAACTGCGCCGGATTGTGCTCCGCTACATCATAGGGCCCTTGTTGCGCTGGAACTTCGGAACGCGAATCCCGATCGGTGAATACCGGGCCCCGAAGCTGCTGGTGGCAGACCAAAAGCTATGGGCCGAAATCTTCTTCTCGATGGCCAACGCCGGCTTCATCCGTAAAGACTTACAGGAGGATGCGAACGTCGTGCGCGATCGCCTGGGCTTCCCGCTCTGGGAGGAGATGCCAGCGCCGGCGCCCGTGGAGCCCGTTCCGAGTGGTGCGCCCGGAGAGGGCCTTCCGGGTGACAAGGCCCCCGATGGCCGTGGCGGCCTCGACCCAGGTTTCCCCAGCCCGACGCCCCAGGCTCCGAGCAAGCCTCAAGGTCGACGTGGCGCCAAAGCCAAGCGGAGGAATGGACGATGAAGAAGCCAGCTGCTTATGTGGAGTGTTGCCAGGAGCTTGAGTCTGCCGGGATGGACTCAGACAAGGCCTGCCGGGCATGCGAGATCGCCTTCTGGCAGGCGCACGGGATGACCGTTGAGGCCGCTGAGCGATACGGCTTGGACCCGGGTGGGAGCCTGGTTGACGCGGCGTGGATGTCGACCGTGGAACTGTCCAGCAAGGCGCTGGCGCAGCCCGATCGGCACGTTGGCCTGACGTGGGAGCTGACCGCGCAGGGCCCGGACAAGGTCGACCTCTCGGCCTTCGGGTTTGAGCCTGAACCGACCAAACGCCGGCGGCTGTTTCGGGAAGTGTTGATGCTTGCCCCCGGCCGGTTCAACAGCTTCGATTTCACCGACGCACACCTGCGCAACTGCGCCAACAACTTTTCCAAAATGGACAATCCGCCGATTCTGATCGACCACGAGGTGAGCGCCAAAAACCTCCTCGGATGGATCCGAGGCCTGCGCTATGAGCCTGGCTGGGACGAGGATTCCAGTCGCCTCTTGGGGCTCTGGGAGTTCCTCGGCGAGGAGGCCTGCAGCAAGGTCGAGGACGGCGTTTATAAGCGAATTTCAGGCAGCTTCCTTCTTCCGAAGGAGCCGTCTGAGCAACGGGTGCTCGAGGGGTCCATAGTGGTGCGCGGCGCGTACGACCGGGGGCCGTTCGACAGAGCTCAAATCCTAGGAGGAGAAACGACGATGTCTGTTCCCAAAGCCGCTGCGGCGGCACAGTCGGTTTCGCTGTCGACCGCGGCGCCCGCCACCAAAGACGGCAACAATCCAAACCCGGCGCCTGAGGCTCAGCCTGAGCCCGCACCGGCCGCTCCGGCGGCTTCGCCGGAGCCTGCACCGGTGGCGCTGAGTGCCGACTCCGCTCAGGTCCTGCAACTGCTCCAGCAAGTGGTCAGCAACCAGCAGGCTCTGAGCCAGGAGGTGAAGGACCTGAAGGAAGAGCGCTCCCAGCGGGTGGCGCTCGAGCGAAAGGCCCTCGACGACCAGGCCTACCAGGACCTGGTTCGGCTCGGCAAGAGCGCCCCGGCCCTAAAGGACAAGGAACTCAAAATCCTGTCCGAGCTCCCCCCGGGTGCCCGCGAGAGCTACCTGGAGTTGCGTCGCGAGCTGCCCAACGTCTGGCCGGCGCAGCCTCGCCAATCAGGAGTGGTCAATCTGACGGCGCCGGGACAAGAACCGGACGAGAGTCAGGAAATGCTGAAGCTGGCTAAAAAAATGGGCCTGCCCGTGCAAACCGCTGAAGGAGGTGGCCAGTAATGCAGCCTGTCTACAAAAGCGAAGGCAGTTATGCCGATGTCCATATCCGCGCCTACGCGGACCCGAGCCTCTACGACGGCTATCCCATCCCGCTGAAAGCGGGCCAGGGAGTCATCGCCGGCGGCACAGTGATGGCCAAGCAAACCTCATCCAGCGAGTATGTGCCTTACGACGATGACGGCACCGACGATGGCCGGCGCACCGCCACCTGCATCCTGGAGTCTACCGTAGACACCAACAACGGCGCAGACCCGGTGATGGGCTACGGCTACGACAAAGGTCCCTTTATCGAGGCCAACCTGATTGGATTGGACGCCGCGGCAAAAACCGACCTGCGGGCTGTGTCTCGGCCGGGCGGCATCCTGTCCGTTGGATTGGGCGCCGTAGGCCCTACTGGCCCCACGGGTCCTACCGGCCCGACTGGCCCCACCGGCCCCACCGGAGCGTAACTTTCGACCAACGCAGGCCAGCCTGCTCTGTGAACGGGGAATTTGCAGAGGAGTTTACCCAAAATGCTTATGTGGCCCACTACTCGCGCGGCAATCACGCTGCTGCAATCGTTTGTGCCCGACCCTACCAAATTCCGCGGCATCACGCAGTATCTGCCCCTGGACGTCGTTACCCAGACGGACAGCGAGGCAGCTCACTGGGAGGTGCTGGGGCCGATGCTCGGACTGCTGCCGGCCTACGGTGGCGGACGTTCTCGGCTCATCCGTTCCCAGGTTCTGGAGCGAAAATCCATCTCTACCGCCTACTGGCGAGGTAACGCTGTCGTCGAGGAGCGCGAGATCAATCGCATCGCCTCGATCTCGGACCCCTCCCGTCAGCGCTTGGCAGCTAAAGAGCTGATCGCTCGCAAACTGCTAAACCTGAGCATCGCCACGGACCGGCGGCTTGAGTGGCTGGTCTGGAAGGCCCTGGACAACATGCTGAACACCTTCGACGACAACGGAGTGAAGTTCAGCCTCGACTACGACCTGCCGGAAGCGAAAGAGCCCGACAACTACTGGGACGACTTTGCAGCCGCGACCCCGATCGCGGACTTTCAGAACGAAATCCGGGAGTTTCTCGGCACCGGCGTTTCCAGCGTCGACGTCGTTTACAACGGGAACGTTGAACTGCTGATCAGCCAGAACGAGAGCATCGCCGACAAGGTTGGCGGCACCAACTGGGTCGGAAACACGGGCACCGCCGACGTGATGCAACTGCTCAAGCGCCTCATTCAGGGCGAGGGAGAGAGTGGCAGCACCGGACCGCGTATTCGCGAGATGGTCTGCTACGACGAGGGCTATCACGACGAGAGCGGCACGTTCCAGCTCTTCCTGCCGGATGACACCGTGTTCCTGATCGGCCAGGCTGGTCCGGAATATGCGGAGGAAGGCGGACCCTCTGACCGAGGCACTGTTGGAGCCACCTTGTCCACCCCAGTGATGCATCAGGACTTCGACTCGATGGCCCTGGCCGGTGACCCGCGCGCAGGTCTGCGACCGGGCAAGTTCGTGACCATCGACGACCAGACGAAAGTTTCGCCCAAGCAGGTTGTCTGCGAGGGCGGGATCAACGCCGTTCCGGCAATCAAGCGCCCCACCTGGATTCGGCGAATTCGGGTCAAGGAACGCGCTTAACAAGTTTGGCAGCTCGGGCGGGCGGGTGTTCCCCCGTGCCCGTCCGCCCGGTGCGGCCATTTACCACACTACCCCAGGAAGGAGCCCCGCATGCCCTACGCAACCGAAGAGCAAATCAGAGCCCGCGCCACGCGCTACCTCGACCGAGCCACCTCTGAGCAGCTGGCAGCGGGACTCGAGTTCGGGGCAAGCAAGGTTAACTCTCGGCTCTCTACCTCTCGCTATGCGTCACTCATTCCGTTTGCCGCGCCGGTACCCGGCATTGTCACGTCGATCGCCGCGGACCTGGCCGCCTATTTCGTGCTCGACGACCTCTTCCAGCAGGGCGAGTCTACGGCCCCCATCGAGTACGCCCGCGAACTCTACCAGCGAGCGATGGAAGAACTACAGGCCATTGTTGACGGTAATGCCGACATTCCCGAGTCAGAGATTTCATCCGAAACCCTCCCAAAGCCGTCCGTTGCCTTCCGGCGTGGGTCCTGTCCCACACCCCTGGCCAACTTCGACGGCCGCAACATGCCCAAGCATCCTCTTTACCGCAGGGGGTTGCTATGATCGACGCCAGCCTGGACCTCAGGGAGATGGAGGCGGCGCTGCGCCAGCTCGAGCAGCGGACCAAGAACCTCCGTGCACCAGTGGAGAAAATCGGCGAACTGGCCCGCCGAGAGGCAGACAAGACTTTCTCGGCCCAGGGCCCCAACTGGCCCAAGTCGACCTACAGGGGCAAGCCTAAAGGCACTCCGACCGGTGTCAAAAGCGGCCGCCTGAAGGCCGACTTTACCCGCGAGGGTGCACCCGGCAACATTTCCAAGGTCACGGCCCAGGGGGGCGAGTTCGGGGCCCGTACGCCCTACGCAGACAAGTTTCAGCGCGGCGGCAACACCCGTTTCCCGAAGGGCCGCCAGGTCCCTGGCAAGCGGCGACGCTGGCGCACCGTCTACATGCCACCCCGGCCCGTCGTTACCGACCCCGTGGGCGCTTACCTCGCCCAAATCAATCAGATCCTTGCCGATCATTTCGAGGTGAAAAATTGAGCCAGCTCGCCGTCCGCAACGCAATCGCCGATCACCTGGAGAGCCTGCTGCCTACGCTCCTGGAAGGCTGGCAAACGGTCGTCTCCGGCAAAGGCCAGCCCATCCTGGACGCTGACTACCCGCTGATCCGGGTCGCCTCCCTGGGTATCGGTGCGCCCGAACTGGACTTCGGTCTCGGGCAGGGCCTGCGTGGCGCCCAGCCGACGCTGCGCTTTGAGATCCAGGGTTACGTCTCAGCGCCGACCGTCGACGACGAGGCCGAGGAGCTGCTCGGTAATCTCGTCTGGTCAGAAAGTTCCGATCAGGGCCTGTATCCCGCCCTACTCCTGATGGCCCTGCTGGGCATCGAAGCAGGCGGGAGAACCTGGCTCTGGGAGGTTGGCGAGGCGGTCTACTTTGACCCATCCGATGGGGACCGGTGGACCCGAGGGGTGACCATTCCAATCAGCGCCTCAACCACGCTGTAACCGGCCCTCGGGCCGCTCTGTGAACGGGGAATTTACAGAGGAGTCAACTGAATATGGGAACGTTCCGTAACCAGAAGGTCGGCGGCGGAGTGGTGGAAGTCGACGACGTCGACATCGGTCACACCCAGAACGACATCGCATTCGCACGAACCACGGAGACTCTGGATGGCGAGGACTATATCCCGCTCCAGACGACTGGACGTGTCATCATCAAGGAGAGCGTCTCGATCAAAATTGAGGCACTCGAAATCACGGCAGAGAACGTCAGCCGGGCGTCTCTGAACATCCCCGTGACCAACTACGCCGGCACTCCCGTCACCGTGGCCTTCTTCGTGTCCGGCGACGACCCCCCGAGCCAGGCCCGCACGTTCAAGACCTATCAGAACGGCAGCCTGAAGTACATCCAGCTCGACGGGCCAAACGTCGCCAGTCTCGTGATCAAAAGCGAGGACGAGGAAGATACCATCGCCTCTACCGAGTACTACGTGGACGCTATCAACGGCCGGGTGTTCGCGGTTCCTGGTGGCGACCTGGACGAAGAAGATCTCGTCGTGCACGTGGCCTACCAGTACACGCCGCCGGCAAAGAAGCGTTTGCGCCTCGGTGCAAACCTGCCCATCATCGACCGGTCCATCAAGGTTACCCACGTCAGCACCCTGGACCGTATGACCATCGTCTACCACCTCTGGAAGTGCAACGGGCAGGGCACTCTGGAGATGGCGCTCAAAAAGAAAGAGTGGTGGAGCGTCGCTCTCGACATGGTGGCCACGCCCGACTACGACAACCACCCCGACGAGCCGTTCGGCTATATCGACTTCATCCCGTTCGCGGCATAACCGCGAGTTGAGCTTCGCGCCCTCTGATCGGATTGACCACCATCACGAGAACGGGGCTCTCCATGAAAACCGAAGAAAAAGTAGACCACAGAGGACTGATGCAGCGCCTTCACCTGATTGGTGGGCGCAAGTTCTGGATCACGGAGTTGACCGCCGACGAGGCGGACGAGTTTATGCGCGTAACGCTGGCCACCCAAATGGCCACCGTGGACGACGCTCAAAACTTCCTCGACCAGGTCCAGAACAACCCCGAGGGGCGCCCGCGCAACCTCGGGTTCCTCCAGCAGCAGTTGGCCATCCTGCTCCGGTGCCCGGACGACGGCGGGGCAATCCCAACCGTCGAATGGATCCGGGCCAACGCATCCAACCGCCAAATCTCCGAAGCCGTCAGGATCCAGGAAGAGCTGAACGACCTTCCGGGCTGGTGCTCAAATTTTACGAAGAGCCTCGAGCTGCTCACCCAGTGGCTCAAAATGCTCGAGGCCGAACTGGTCCAGACGCGTGGCTCCAATTTTGCCGACCCGTTGGGCGAGTCTATGGAAAGCTCCCGGGCGAAATTTATCGCAGCCTCAGTCGGCGCCAAATCCTCGAAGAGTGGCGGCTCGCCGTTGAAGTCGAGTGGCTCCCGAAAGCAGCCTGGGCCAAAATGATCGGCAAAACCCTTGAGGAGCCTAACTGGAATCGACTCTTCCCGGACCGACGCACGGCCGACTACCAGCCCAGCGTCGACGAGAAGGGTCGACCTGTTTCCCAGCGCGAGCTTTATGACCAACTGAAGGCTGGCGGTCAACTGAAGAACACCTATAAGGACCACCTCGAGCGCTTGCGCGCCCAAGAGGAGGCCGACTAAATGGCAGTCGTTCCCGTAATCCTGAAACTGCTCGCCCAGAAGGCGCCGGGACTCACCTCGGCGCTCTCTGAGGTGCGCAAGGATTTCGGAGACCTCGCCTCCCTGGTCGACACCGTCAAACTCAAGGCCGCGGGATTCACCCTGGCCACCACGGTGGGCATCGCCTCACTGGGTGGCCAGGTCGTGAAGCAGGCCGGCGAATTCGAGCAACTTCAGGCCCGAATGCTCTCGGTGGCCAAAACCGCCGAGGGCGCTTCAGCAGCTTTCCAGAACGCGATAGAACTGGCATCAAACAGCCCATTCGACGTAAAGGGCGTGGTTGCAGCTACCGTCCAACTCGAGGCCTTCGGCCAGCGCTCCAAAGAGCTGCTGCCTTTGGTGGGGAACCTGGCCGCTGCGTTCGGAAAGCCGATCGAGGAGGGCGCGCAGGTCCTCGGCAAGGCCTTCAGCGGCAGCCTCGAGGGCTTCGAGTCCCTGCGGAACACCTACGGCATCTCTACGGCCCTGCTGGTGCGCTACGGTGCCACGATGGCCAAGACCGGCGGAATTGCCGTCTCGACTGCGTCTGACCTCCAGAAGGCCCGACAAGCGCTTACTCAGATCATCCAGACCCGCTACGGCGACGCCATGGAGCGACAGAGCCGGACCCTATTCGGGGCGTTCAGCAACTTGGAGGACGCCGTCTCGCGTTTCGCAGCAGCGTTCGGGACCGCGCTGATCCCGCTCGCGACGACCATCACCAGGGCTCTGACCGCGGTCGTCGAGAGTTTCGAGCAAATCCCGGCACCGTTCCGAACGCTGATTGCACTCGGTGGAGTCGCCACGGTGACGATCGGTGCTCTGGCTACAGCCGTGCTAGGTGTCGTCGGCCTGGTCGGAAATGCAATTCCCCCGCTCGTGTCCATGGGCAGGGCGATGGGCAGCCTGGGGGGCACCTCCGCGGCTACAGCTGGAGAGGTCACGGTGACAGTCCTTGCAACCGAGCGCATGGGCGTGGCTAACGCGGCGGCCTCCGAGACGGTGGTGAACTTGGCTCGAGTCGTCACCGGGGCCGGGATTGTCCAGCAGGCTTTCAATGCCGAGCTAACCTACACGTCGCGGGCGCTGACCGGCCTTACCGGACAACTGCCGGCTCTGACCGCCGAGGTCGCACTCTACCGGCAGGTGACTTCCGGGGCCTCCATCGGAACGGCTCAACTGGCTCTGGGGGCGGGCAAGGCGGGCCCTCAGTTGGCACTGGCTACCGCCGGCGTCCAAAACCTGGCGGTGGCCACCCCGCAGGCCTCGACCGGCCTGGCCAACCTGGCCGCGAGGACCGATGCTGCTACACGAGCGGGCGGCGTGTTTGCTGGCCTGGGTCTGGGCCCAGTCCTGCTGGGGATCGGCGCAGTCGCCGGCGGAGCCACGTTGGCGCTGGCCAACATGCACAACCAGAACGAGCGATTGAACCAATCCGTGGAACAGTCGGCACGAATCTTTCAGGATGCAGTGTTGGGCCTGCGACAAATGCAGGGGCTGATCGAGCAACTTACGGGCAAAGAAGCGAACTACGTGAGGGGCAACACGAACGCGGCCGACGCCGTGGCAGCGTTCAAGGAGAAACTGAAGGACGTAGTGCCGGCAGAACTACTTGGGCGACTGGAAGCCTCTGGCCTATCCATTCAAGACCTGCGCGACAACTTCAAGGACGGCACCGAGAAAGCCGGCAAATATGCCGCTCAGATCAAACAGTTGGAAGAGGAACAGGCAAGTCTTACCAAAACCGTTGAGCTTTATCGCAGCATCCCTGAACCGGGATTTGCTGAGGCCCAGGGGTTGGCGGAAGCTGCCACTCAGATGGAGGTCAACCAGAACCTCCTGGATTCCCTTCGAGCTTCGCTACAGCGGGTGGCCAAAGAAAACGGCCTGAACGAGGAGCTGATCCCGCGCCTCGAGGCGACGTCAAAGGCCTTCGATGCCGCAAATGTCCACTCGGAGCAATTCAGTGCTTACCTCAGCAGCGTGGGCAAGACGGAGTCCGTTCCGCAACTGAATCGAGCCATCGAACTGACCAGCCAGAAGCTCCAACAGGTCAGGACGGACCTCGAGGGTCAGGGACTGCCCCTCAATAACCTGGTGGCACTCCAGGAGCGTCTATTGGAGGCCAAGGGCCCTGAACGTGAGGCCATCCAGAACGTCCTGAAACTCGAGGAGGCCCGCCTGGACCTCGTCAAAAAGCGCGACTCCCAGGAAC